TAGGTGCATAAGCTAAAGGAACTTTTATTCTTTTTGTAACAGCGCCTGTTGTTCTATTGGTATTTTCTATAACAATGTTATTGAATAATTGTCCAAATGCAATTATAATCTTTCTTAATCCTTCATTGTAAAATGGTGTTCCAAACATTATTGATCTACCTCTCCAAATGGATTTCTTTCAGTGAAATCTAATACATCATCTGTTACGGATTCTGTATCAAAACCGGCTGCCGTATCTAAATCTAAATTTTGTGCATAATCAGATTGAGTTTGTACAGTTGTTTTTGTTGAATCATAACTTTCATTAATTAAGAAATTAGCATTACCAGATTTAGTGTCATCTTGTTCTAATTGTATTGTACCTTTTTCATCTTCTAAAGTAAATCTATCTACTAATAAGTTTACAGAATATTTAGCTTCTTTAGCGTCAATACCTGCAACGCCAGTAGCAATTGTTTCGTTTGCATATTCCCAACGTGTAACTCTTAATTTATAAACAGGTAAATTACCTAATTGAAAGAAAGGTTCCTGATCTTCTACAAATTGAATTTCAAAGAAACTATTCATCAAAGGAAAGAATAAAATATCTCCTTCGTTAGGTCTACCTGGTACTTCTAAATTTGTTTTTACGTTTACTTTATTATGGAATCTTCTTTTAGAAACCATTAGAGTTGTATCTTCTCTAATTTCTAATCCAAATTTACTAATTAATTCTTGTTGACCTGCAAATCCTTCAGTAGTTTCAAAATACATTTCAATAGGAAAAGCATTTTTAAATTTACTATTAACATCTTCACCTAAAACCAAAGATTGATTTACAATACTTCTTGGCATATAGTAAATTAAATTACCATATATTTTTAATCCTTCTATGATTAAATCTTCGTAAAGATATTTTTCGGATGCATTCCCAATACCATCGCCTGACTGAAAATATGGATTCATTACTACCATAGTTGTTTACCCTATCAGAAAGTTATGAGGCTCTTCAAAAGTTGTTCTAATTTCTGTTTCTAATTTTTCTATATCTGTTAGTGATTCGGAGTATAATTGGCCTCCGTTAAGTGATACACCACCTATCATAGCAACGCCATTAAATTTAGATAAGTTTGCTCCCCATTGTTTTTTAAACAAAGCAGTTACATATCTTTTTAACCACTGATCGTTGTATATATCGGTATTAGTTGCTGGGTCTAATTTTCTAAAACAATCTATAACTAAATGTTCACCAACTCTTAAATCTTCTTTCCAATCCATATCAACAAATAATTTGTTATCATTTTGATTAAATCTTAAAGGTTTTTCACCTACTAAAATATGATCTAAAAAATCTAAATGTCTTAATACAACATCATAGTTAACTACCGATGTTGAAGAAAAATCATATAAATCATTTAATCTCATTTGGTATCTTACATCAAATAAATTTAAACTTCCTTTACTTGAAAATGGAAAAATATTTGTAACCGAAATAACTGTTTCAGGAACAATTATATAATTTTGATTTTCCTTCCAAGTATTTGTAATAGAATTTTTAGTTATTGATTCTGAAACATCTCCATTTGTTACAATTCTATCATAATCTGCTTGTGTGTATTCGTATTTTAGATAACATCTTCTTATTGCATTCATATGAAATTGAGAATAGTATTGCATAGCTTCATCTAATCTATCCTGCAATTGATCTTCATCAACGTTAATCTCTATAACTGGTTGACCTAATGATCTTAAAGCGTAATCTTTTAATTGTTCTCTTGTTGCTGGTGTTGCCATGTTTATATTTATCCTTAATTAACTTGTTGTACCATACATTGTTTTTAATGCTGTGCCACTTGAATTTTTAATTACAATACTTGTTGAGTTACTAACTCCGCTAGACAATGTTAAAGCACCTGTTATTTTAACATTACCTACTACGTCTAATTTTTCCGCTGGAGTTGTTATACCTATTCCAACGTTACCATCATTTCCAAATGTGACAACTGAATGGGCTGCAGTTGCGTCACTATTGTTAGCAAGACTATTTTGGACTATATGTAATTTTCCTCTTGCATAAGAAGTTCCATCATCTTCTAACATCATTCCAGTTTTGAAAAAACCTTCTGAATTAGATACTTTAAATAAAACACCTGCTGTACCTCCTGTATCAGAATTATCATTTTCCACATAGATAAAAGGATTTGCTGAATCTTTAATATGTAATTCTGCTAAAGGACTTGTTGTACCTATTCCAACATTACCATTATCAACAATGTTAAAAGCATCCGCTGTGTCTTCGGTATCAATACCTAATGTCCATTGATTAGTAGCGTCATAATAACTTTTAATTCTGTGCTTAACATTGGTGTTTTGTGTAAACTCCATGTCAACACCTTTACCAGCCGCATTTGGATTATCTAATTGTAATACTGTAGTAAGTGCTGCTGTATCAGGCGATACAACGCTTAGCATTGAAGCAGGATTTGTAACACCTATTCCAACTTTACCATCATGTTTAATTCTTACTCTTTCGGAGCCAGTAGTTTCAAATATTAAATCTTGAGCAGATTGATTTGCTCCAATAACAGCATTTGAACTTTCAACTCTTAAATCTAATCGTTTATTACCACCATCTGTTGTTTCTAACCTTAATAGTGGCATGTCTACAGCAGACGCAGCTATATGAAATAGTTTGTTAGGATTATCTGTACCAATACCAACTCTACCTGCTGCTATATGTATTTCACTTGCTCCAATTTTTAAATCTGTACCATCGCCATAGATATGTTCACCAGTGTTACCAAATTGTATTTGTGTATTTGCGTCTAGTAAAGTATTTGAATCAGTAACCATACCAGAACCAGTATACCCTATAGAACCTTGCGATCCTGTAAAACCACCTGTTAGTGGTTGTAAAGCCCACGCCTCACCATTCCATTTCCAGGTACGAGTACCTAGATTGTATGTATCATTGAGCGACGGACCACTCGGAAAATTTATGCTTGGCATTTTCTATCCTTTAATTGTTCTCTCACCATATTTATAATATTTATACAATGCTTAAGTAAGCTATTTTCCAATAAAAAACCCCCGGAACCGAAGTACCGGGGGTTAATTTCGTTTAGTTAATTACTAGCGTATTTAGATTATGCTTTTACAATCTTTAATACGTGAGTTGCCGCTGTGGATGTTGATCCTCCAGGGAACTCCTGAGCTCTGTAATCATCGCCTCCAACTTGATTAGTTGCGTAAGTAGCACCATCTAGTATAGTATTAGCCATACCTGATCCTCTTGTCGTTCCTGATCCGTTGAAATTATATCTAATAGTATATCCGTCTCCTGAACTAGCAGCTGTATACTTAATCCAAGCTTGACAAAGTGTGTCAAAACCTGCACCAGTTTCCTGTAGGTCATTTGATCCGTCTATATTTAAAAGACTTGCGTATGAAGACGTAGCACCATTTACTCTTTGTAAATAGTAACTAGTAATCGTTGTAGGGTTATCAAGTGCGTGTGATCCAATCGTACCAGCAGCATAAGCGCCTGTGTTGGCTCTTGTGTCTACAAATATCGGCGTGGATGCTCCACTAACTTCAGTGGCACCAGCAACAGAAGCAGCTGTTGATACAAAATATGTACCCCCTTGTTGCGTTGTTGTGGTACTTGCTGTAAGTAGATCAATAGCAGGATGTAAGAACGTATCCTTAATATCTGCTAAAGGCATTGCTTGAACTTCTCCACCACTTGTGTAGTAAATTGGCCAAGTTTTGCCTGAGTCAGCTGTCGGCGAACCGGGCGTAACTGTTTGTTCTACTTTATCATAGTTAACTGTAACTGTTTGTGGGTCTTGTGTTGTTCCTTGACTAGGAAAAGAGGACGCATGAGTCGAATGTGTACCTGCTTGTTTTCTAGTATCGCTTATTGATCCTAGATTACCGCCACTACCTTGAACAGACAGAACAACTGACGGACTTTGAGAATATTGATAAACAATATTATCAACGACTGCGTCAATCTGAGCTGAAGTCATTTCAATTAAATTACCCCCACTGTATATTAATGGGTTTCGTGTAGCCATATTTTATTTTCTCCTTCTTTTGTTTTCTGTTAAGATAATTATTATTAGTTAGTAACTATCTGCTATTACGTAGCGTTTCCTATGATTGTCTTTTGAGTAACACCACTAGAGTTTTTGATTAACAACGTCACAGCTGAGCTGAAATTAGATGAATCAATAGTACTAACTTGAGCACCTTTTGATCCAGTAAATCCAACAACACCTTGGTTAGAAAGTTCTACCCATTGTGTACTATTACCATCATTGTAGTAAAAGTATTGTACACCAGTAGCGTTATCTACCCATATATCGCCTTCGCCCACACCTGAAGTAGGTGGAGTTGCAGCTGTTGTAATATCAAGGTTTCCTTCTGATCCTGTAAATCCTTTAGAACCTGTGAAACCAATGTCTCCTTTTGATCCTGTGAATCCAATATCACCTTTTGATCCTGTAAATCCTTTAGAACCTGTGAAACCAATGTCTCCTTTTGATCCAGTAAATCCTTTAGAACCTGTGAATCCAATATCACCTTTTGATCCTGTATATCCTATAACACCTTGTATACCTTGATCTCCTTTTGATCCTGTGAAACCAATGTCTCCTTTAGAACCAGTGAAACCAATATCACCTTTAGAACCTGTAAAACCAATTGTACCAGAAAGGTCAGATACGAATGAGTATACTGTTCCGTTCCATAAATACAATCTAGAATTTTCGGCGTCTGTTAGTGATCCATTTTCAATTATAGCAAATTCACCTGTAGCTATGCCACTTGGTGATGTGTCTGCTGATAGAGCTGCAACACTAGCATAAGTCTTCGCAATGTTGAAACCTAAACCAGTAGCACCTTTAGAGCCTGTAAAACCAATATCACCTTTAGAACCGGTATAACCGATTGATCCAGTGAAACCTGCTGTTAACGGCTGTAGCGCCCACCCATTTCCGTTCCATTTCCACTGACGTGTGCCGAGTGTGTATAGATCGTTTAACGAGGGACTATTTGGAAAGTTTATTGCCATTTTGTTTGTCTCCTAATTTATTGTTTTGTTTTGTCTTTTTTAATTAAAAAATTCAATACTGTACATCTTATAACAATTATTTTATCTTGCAAGAAAGGTTTCGTTCTTTCTACAATCTATTTATAATATATAAACACTATACAAGACATATAATATAGTGTCCATCAAAATTTATTTTATCTACGTACCAACTGTACCACCATTTAAGCACCAACCAGCACCGTCCCATACGCAGGAGAAAGTATTGGCGTAAACGCCACCTGTAGTATCTAATCTCCATATATGTGAACCTTTTAATTCTGTTGCTCCTGTTGATATATTAACAACTTTTGCGTTAGCTACTGTAATATCGCTATATGTTGAAGTTGTTACGCCTGATTTATAGAAAATTAACTCTTGTCCTATATAAGTGCCGTCCTGAAGTGTATAATTTATACTTGATGTAATAAAGTGATTACGTTTTGTTATATCTAAAGCGCCTGGAGCTTCATTCGCTATGTATTCACTTGTTGTTATATGAGAACCTGCTACAGTTAATTTATCACTTGTAAGTCCAATGCTTACCTCATTTGTTCCCATTTTTAAACTGTTACTAGTTAAGAATAAGTGTCTAACTTTTCTATCAGCACTACCTATGTCATATGTTGAATTTGCTACAGGTAATAAATGTCCACTATTTGTAATATCCCAACGGTCAGTACCTTCAGTTTTTATAGTAACTTCGCCATCTGTACCAGTATCAACTACTGTCACAGCACTATTGCCAACTGATATAGAACTTCCTCCTGTTCCTGCCGAACCTGTAAAACCAGTTGAGCCTGTAAATCCTACTATACCACTATTTGCTAATTCTACCCATTGATTACTATTGCCGTCATTCATGTAGAAGTATTGAATACCTGTTGCGTCATCTATCCAAACATCTCCAAGTCCTGCTGAAACAGGTGGAGTTGAATTTAATGTAACATCTAAATTTCCTTCTGATCCTGAATAACCAATTACACCTTGATCGCCTTTTGATCCTGAATACCCAATTGATCCTGTATAACCAATTGATCCAAGATCACCTTTTGATCCTGTAAATCCTATTATACCTTGAATACCTTGATCGCCTTTTGATCCTGTATAACCTAAATCTCCTTTTGATCCAGTAAAACCAACGGCGCCAGCTGTACCTGCTGTACCTTTTGATCCTGTGAAACCTACACTACCAATATCTCCTTTTGATCCTGTAAATCCTGTTGCACCTGTTCCACCATCAGCACCTTTTGATCCTGTAAAACCTACAGTACCAATATCTCCTTTTGATCCTGTAAAACCTACAGCGCCAGTATCTCCTTTTGATCCTGTATAACCTAAATTTCCTTTTGAGCCAGTGAAACCAACGGCGCCGGCTGTACCAGTATCTCCTTTTGATCCTGTAAAACCAATTGCACCTGCTGATCCTGTATAACCTACTCCACCACTTGTACTGAATAATGACCAGTTACCGTCCGCATTTGGAACAGCACCTGTTATAGTACTACGAACTTCTGAACCTAAAAGTTTATAAGTGTAATACTTGTCGCCTGTGTAAGTTGTGGAACCGGAAGTATATGTGTTCTTAACATAAACTAACATACCTTCCTGGATTCTTGCTCCAGCAATATCTGTTAATCTATCACTAACGTTACCTGTTATGGAATGGAGTGTACCTCTAACTTCTGTATCTAATACTATTGGAGCATTAGTGCCGGTACTCCATGTACCTGGCCAGACGTTTCGGGTTAATCCATCGTAATTACTTGCCATTAGCTAATCTCCACATATGTTGTTCCTGGTTGTAAAGTAAATCCGTATAAGTGATAAGGCTCTGCAACGAATCCTGATGGCGCTGCTGTTGGTATTAAGCCAACTAATCCACCATCTGTAGTAGATACATCACTTAATAATCCAGCACTAGCACCAGTTTTAAATGTTGTTGGTTGTGTAACCGAATTCCTTACAGCAAACCAAAAAGCACGAGGATTAGAATCACTATTGTTCACTGCTTGGACGGAAAAATCATGAGTCTGATTGGCTAGTTGATTTGCTGCTGAGTCGAAACCGGTTGACGTACTATCATCTATTATATCTGTAAGTGTGGGAGGGGATCCTACACTTGTACTCCAAATCCAAAAACTTGGATATGAAAATGTAGCAGATACGTTTGAAGTTGTTGATGATTGCGTGTCGGTGTACGATGAACCGGTTACGTTTACAGGTCTTGTGAAAGTCGTTGTGTTTGAAATTGTACGTGTTGTTCCAGTATTGTCTTTATGTATTGGATCAGTAAACGTAAATGTACCACTAACGTATCCACTTCCTGATGTGTTGTTCAAAGAACCTCCTGCTGCTGTTAAACTATGTGAAGTATTACTATTAGTTAAAATATTACTTACATTAGTAGAGTAAGAGGTACTTGAATATGTTTTTAAGAATGTTTCACCACTCTTATTACTTTTAGATAAACTATGAGAAGCTGTTCCCCAATTGACCGAGAAACTAGTATCTGAAGCTGTATATTCTTGCTCAGTACCATTGTTATGATTAAATTTAATTGTAGCTCCTGCTGAACCACCACTACGAGTAGTTGATGTTGATCTAATAAATGAACTTGAATTGTTTGTAGTGAAAGATTGATTCCAATCTACACCACCAGCCGGTGTTTGTGAATAACTACCTGCTGAATAATTAGTTAAAGTTCCGTTAACACTTCCACTTGTTTGAGTGATAGAGTAAACTGAACTTATAAAATCATTTGTAACGTCACTAGGGTTATCTACTGATACAGAAAATCCTGTAACTGGTTGATCCCATTTTGGAGAAGTTGGAGAACTACTTGCTGAAAATGTTGGAGTAAATGTTGCTAAAGTTAATCTTAAAAGATCACTTGAAAATTCTGCTGTTCTAATTGTATTTGTTGTACCACCTTCTTTATAACCTGTAAGTGTTCTATAATCTCCTGAAGTTGTAAATACAAATGGAGAACCTGTACCTGTACCTGCTGAACCAGTGAAACCAATTGCACCTACTGATCCTGTAAATCCTGTTCCTGCTGAACCAGTGAAACCAACAGCGCCTGCTGTTCCTGCGTCACCTTTTGATCCTGAATAACCTAAATCACCTTTTGATCCAGAAAATCCAACTGCACCTGTAGCTCCAATATCACCTTTTGATCCTGAATAACCTAAAGTTCCTTTTGATCCTGTAAAACCAACTGCACCAGCAGCTCCTGAATCTCCTTTTGATCCAGTATAACCACCACCTGGTCCTTGAGCACCAACTGATCCTGTGAAACCTGCACCTGTTGATCCAGTAAAACCTAAACCTCCAGTATCTCCTTTTGATCCTGAAAATCCAACTGTACCAGCTGCTCCAGTATCTCCTTTTGATCCTGAAAATCCAACTGCACCTGTAGCTCCAATATCACCTTTTGATCCAGTGAAACCTGCACCTGTTGATCCTGTAAAACCAACGGCGCCATCCGAACCATCTGTACCGTCAACACCTTTTGATCCTGTGTATCCTGCACCTACTGATCCAGTGAAACCTACTGTACCTAGATCGCCTTTTGATCCAGTATAACCAACAGCACCTGCTGATCCAGTGTAACCTGCACCTGCTGATCCTGTATAACCTAAACCTCCGACTGATCCTGAATATCCTTGTGAACCGGAATAACCACCGGGTGAGCCTGCAACTCCAGCTGCTCCAGCTGATCCTGTGAAACCTGCTGTACCCGCCGATCCAGTATCACCTATACGCCC